CAATGGCCCACACCATTTGCATGGAACTACATGCGTTCTCGTCTACGATCCACTGCAACCGATTTACCAGTATATATGAGAGCTACTACCAACCCTGGGGGTAGAGGACATCACTGGGTAAAGAAAATGTTTATAGATCCTGCTTCTGTAAATAAACCATTTAATGCTACCGATATTGATACAGGAGAAGAATTAAAGTATCCTGCAGGTCACGAAAAAGCAGGTAAACCTTTATTTAAACGTAGATTTATACCTGCAAGATTAAAAGATAACCCATACTTAGCTGAACAAGGTGACTATGAAGCAATGCTTTTATCTTTACCTGAACAACAGCGTAGACAATTACTAGATGGTGATTGGGATATTAAAGAAGGCGCAGCCTTCACGGAGTTTGATAGGAACATACATGTCATTGAGCCTTTCGATATTCCTAGCAATTGGGTTAAATTCAGGGCATGTGACTATGGCTATGGAAGCAAGTCGGGTGTGGTATGGTTCGCTGTCTCACCAAGTGAACAGCTTATTGTTTACAGAGAACTGTACGTAAGTAAAGTATTAGCTACTGATTTAGCTGACATGATACTAGAACTAGAAGTAGGTGATGGTGGCATGAGATATGGAGTACTAGACTCCTCATTATGGCATAAACGTGGTGACACAGGCCCATCTCTAGCAGAACAAATGGTACAACGAGGTTGTAGATGGCGGCCTTCAGATAGATCAAAAGGATCTCGTGTCGCAGGTAAAAACGAAATACACAGACGTTTACAGGTAGATGAATACACAGAAGAACCTAGACTTGTATTTTTTAGTAACTGTACTCATATGATAGCTCAATTACCTGCACTACCAATAGATAAGAAAAATCCAGAAGATATTGATACAACTTCAGAAGACCACTTGTATGATGCGTTAAGATATGGTATCATGTCAAGACCAAGGTTTAGTGTATTTGATTACGATCCTACTAACGCTAGAACAAATAGAATGTCTATAGCAGATAAAACATTCGGATATTAAAGGAAAATAAATGGCAGACGATAACGAAGTATTTATTGAAGATGAAGTAGTTACATTAGATGATACAGAAGAATCTGTAGTAGATGATGTAAATGTTTCTGCAATTATTCCATTTATTATGGAAAGATATAATAGAGCAGATGACTATAGACAGCAAGACGAAGACAGATGGTTAAAGTCTTACCGTAACTATAGAGGTATATATGGATCTGATGTTCAGTTTACTGAAGCAGAAAAATCTCGTGTATTTATTAAAGTAACTAAAACTAAAACACTAGCTGCTTATGGTCAAATAGTAGATGTATTATTTGCAGGCAGCAAGTTTCCATTATCAGTTGATCCTACAGAATTACCAGATGGTGTAGTGTCTGATGTAAGTTTTGATCCAAAAGAACCAGAACAAGTACGTAGTTCTGATATAGATACAATTGTAAATCCTTATGGTTTTAAAGGTGATGGTAAAGAAATACCTGCAGGTGCTACAGAAAAAACTTTAGCAGACAGTTTAGGTGAATACGAAGATAAACTAAAAGATATTGATAATCTTAAAATAGGAGTTGGTAAAACTCCAACTGCAATTACATTTAGTCCTGCAATGGTTGCAGCCAAAAAAATGCAGAAAAAAATACAAGATCAATTAGAAGAATCAAATGCATCTAAACATTTAAGAAGTACAGCATTTGAAATGGCTTTATTTGGTACAGGTATAATGAAAGGGCCATTTGCAGTAGATAAAGAATATCCTAATTGGAATGATGACGGAGAGTATGATCCTGCAATAAAAACTATACCACAGGTATCTCATGTATCTGTATGGAATTTTTACCCTGATCCAGATGCAAACAATATGGATGAGGCGCAGTATGTTATAGAACGCCATAAGATGTCTCGTACTCAAATGCGTGGACTTAAAAAAAGACCATACTTTCGTGCAGCAGTTATTGATGAAGCAATAGCTATGGGCGAAAACTATGACAAAGAAAGTTGGGAAGACGATTTATCTGATTATGCACCTGATCATGGGTCAGAAAGATTTGAAGTCTTAGAGTATTGGGGTATGTGTGATACTGAAATGCTTAAAGATCAAGGTGTCGATATACCTGAAGAGTTAGAAGACACAGACGAACTACAGGCTAATATATGGATATGTAATGGTAAACTACTTAGAATGGTACTCAATCCATTTAAACCTGCACGTATACCTTACATGGCTGCACCGTATGAACTTAACCCATATAGTTTTTTTGGTGTAGGTATTGCAGAAAATATGGATGATACACAGACATTAATGAATGGTTTTATGCGAATGGCTGTTGACAATGCTGTATTATCTGGTAATCTTCTTATAGAAGTAGATGAAACAAATCTAGTACCAGGTCAAGATCTATCTGTATACCCAGGAAAAGTATTTAGAAGACAAGGTGGCGCACCTGGTCAAGCAATATTTGGTACAAAGTTTCCTAATGTTGCAGGAGAAAATTTACAGTTGTTTGACAAAGCTAGAGTATTAGCTGACGAAAGCACTGGACTACCTAGTTTCTCACATGGACAAACTGGTGTTACAGGAGTAGGTAGAACAGCCTCTGGTATTAGTATGTTAATGAATGCTGCCAGTGGTGGAATTAAAAACGTCATTAAAAATGTAGATGATTATTTACTTAGACCTTTAGGCGAAGGACTGTTTAGATTTAATATGCAGTTTGACTATGATCCTAATATCAAAGGCGATTTAGAAGTTAAAGCTAGAGGCACAGAAAGTTTAATGGCTAACGAAGTTCGTAGCCAAAGATTAATGCAGTTTATGCAAGTAGCATCTAATCCTGCATTAGCACCCTTTGCAAAGTTTGAATATATAATTCGTGAAATTGCAAAGTCAATGGACTTAGACCCAGAAAAAGTAACCAACAATATAGATGAAGCTGCTATACAAGCAGAGTTAATGAAAGGCTTTAAACAGCCTGCACCAGAAGGTGCTATTCCACAAGAAGATGGACAACCTGCACCTGCAGGAGTTAACCCTGCTGATCCAACAGGAGCAGGTGGCGGCACAATAGGTACTGGTATAGCACCGTCACCGCAAGAACAAGGATTTAGTGGGAATAATGGACAAGGAAATAATCAGCAAGCTGAAGGGTCTGGTCAGCCGCCCCAAGGAATGGGCCAACTTCAATAAATATTTAGACGAGTTGATAATACAACAATATCGTACTATGGAACAATCAGACAATATGATTGCAGTACACAGAGCGCAAGGTTCTATATACACGCTACGTAGATTGCAAAAGCTAAGAGATGAAGTGTTAAAGTAATGCCAGATGAAATTGATTACGTAAAAAATTTAATAGAAAAAAGAGAAGAACAGTCAAAAGGTGCTATTCCAATAGACGAGTGGCTAAGTACAGAAGAAGGTAAAACTGTTATAAATACTTTTCCTATTAAAGAACGTAATTTATTTTTAGATACTTATAACAAGTTACTTCCGTTTTTTAATATAATACAAAAAGTTAGTGACGACGAAATTAGATTAGGCGTATCAAGGGGATTTAATAATGGTGGGTTATTAGACAATAAAGTAGGTAAAAAAATAAATAAAACTACTCAAGCAGGTCGTGATGTATACGTAACTTCTGATGGTAAACGTGTATCTGAAATATCTACTACATTTAAATATAAAGGTAACTGGATAAATGTGCCAAGTATATTTAACGGATATAAGTATGACGATAGCACGATTCGTTTAATGCTAGATGAAGGACTTATAAAACCTACTAGTACACACAATAATAAAGAAAATGCAGAAAAAGCTGCACGTAAACGTAGTAATGAGTTAGAATTTAACAAAGGTGGAACTCCAATGATGGAAAAACAAATGGAAATGTTTGAAGATGGCGGTCTTAAAGATGAAGGCGGCATGATAGATAAAGAATCAGGTAATAAAGTACCTCCAGGAAGTACTCGTAAAGAAGTAAGAGATGATATTCCTGCACAGTTAAGCGAGGGTGAATTTGTATTTCCTGCCGATGTAGTTCGTTTTATAGGTTTAGAAAAACTAATGAAACTTAGGCAACAAGCTAAAATGGGGCTTAAAAAAATGGAAGAAATGGGTCAAATGGGTAATAGTGACGAGGCTACATTACCTGATGATTTACCTTTTGACGAAACTGATTTATTAATAATACAAGACGGCAAACCTATGCAAATGGCTAAAGGTGGTGCATTAACTGCTGCTGAAGGAACAGATGTTAGAGACTTGCCTACACAACAATCAGCTAGAGAACAAGCCCAAGCTCAATTTATTGATTTTAATGATTTAATAGGAACAGGGCCAGGTGGAGCGCAATTAACTATTAGAGAATATAAAAATGAAGATGGCGTTTCAATTAGAATTAGATTTGCAGGAAGTACACCAATAGATAATATTCCTGAAGGATACTACCCTGTTGATGCGGAAGGTAATATCATTAAACCAGATGATTCAGAAGCAGGAGAAACACCAAAAGAACCAGTTGAAACAGAAGAAGAAAGAATAAAGCGTATGCAATCTGAAGGTGGCCCTGATGATCCTGAAGCAGGACAGGTAAGAAGTTTGGATCAAATGGGTTTAAAGGATATAATTGCTCTTAATAAAACTATACAAACCCTAGATGAAAGTGGTGGAATTATGGGTAAAGTAATTGCAGGTTTATTAAACAAAGACAAAGTAGCAGAGCGAGCTGAATTAGCTAAAAAACAAATGGATCCAACGGAAGATAAAAAAGTAATAGAGGCAATAAATAAACAAAAACAAGCAGATGCAAAAGCAGAAGAAGAAGAAACAAAACAAAAAACTATAGATGCATATAATCAATTTGCTCAATCTAAATCTCCTACTGGCGGTGGTAGCTCATCATCTAGTACAAGTGGTACACAAATAGATCCAGATGGGTCAATGGCAGAAAATGCTTCTAAAGAAGCAAGTACAGCTAATGATGGTACTAGTGATGCTGCCACAAGTGGTACAGGTGCAGCAGGGGCAATAGACCCAGACGCATCTCCAGGAATTATGAACAAAGGTGGATTAGCTGCAAAAAAACCTAAAAAGAAACCTACAAGAAAATACAAGAAAGGTGGTTTAGCTGCATCTAAAAAATAGCTAAATACGAACTGGCTACTCATCCCCCTACCAACATAGGCTACGGTGGCCCCAGTGAAAGGAGACAGTAATGTCTGATACAATAATGGCAGAAAAAGTAAAGCCAGAAGAAAAAGTAGCATTTGCAAATCGCAAGTATTCAAATGAAGATCGAATTAAAAAAGAAGAAGAAGAACTAGCAGAACTAATTGCAGAGCAAAAAGGTGAAGATAAAGCTGAAGCAGAAGAAACAAAAGAAGAAGAACCTGCTAATGCTGAAGAAAAAAGTTTTAAGAAAAGATACGGTGATTTACGTAGACATTCACAAAAACAATTACAGGAACACGTAGAAAAAATAAATGCTTTACAAAAACAATTAGAGCAGTCTACTAAACAAGAAATTAAATTACCTAAGTCTGACGAAGACATTGAAGCATGGGCTAAAGAATATCCTGATGTTGCAGCAATCGTAGAAACAATAGCTATTAAAAAGGCTAAAGAACAAGCGTCTGGCTTAGAAGCTCGTGTTAAAGAAATAGATGAAATGCGAGAAAAGGCAAACAGAGATAGAGCAGAAGTAGAATTAATGACTGCACATCCTGACTTTGCTGATATAAGAGATAGTGATGAGTTCCATGAATGGGCAGAAGAACAACCTAAATGGATACAAGATTCTTTATATGAAAACAATAGTGATGCAAAAGCAGCATCAAGAGCTATAGATCTATATAAAGCAGATAAAGGAATTAGAACTAAAAAGTCTAGTGGATCTAAAGATGCCGCAAAAGCTGTGTCAAAAACAAATACTAGATCTGAACCGTCTGGAGAACAACAGGCAGGAACAATAAAAGAATCAGTAGTGCAGAAAATGTCTGCACAGCAATACGAGAAAAACGCAGATGCAATCATGGAAGCTATACGAACAGGTAAGTTTATATATGATGTTTCTGGTAATGCTCGTTAGAAAAGTATTGACAT